CATTCCAAAGAGGACGCCAAAACTTATGTTCCTTATTCATGCGACGTTCGTCAACGTACTGCTTACGAAGCATTTCATAATCATATGACTTAAGTTCGAGCATCTTTTCGCGGAAATAACAAACCAACGAAATACGTTCTGCCTTATCGTGGTTTAAAACGATAGGAGTGTTACCGTGAATAATTTCATGATTGTTAACAAGAAGCAGATCGCCTGGACGAACGTTCACAGCAACGCGAACTTCTGGAAATACAAGATAGCCACCAGTATACTCGCCATCCCCAAGAACAAGAAGATTAGAAAGACCTTCATTCAAGTCACCAGCATCTCGGTGACAAGCAGTACGGAATGACTTATTAACTGTGATTGTAGTAAACACAGTTTCAGGAACAAGGAAACGAGGATCAATTTTATCGGCAGCTGCCTTCTGATTGCTCCAACGCCAGTTGAGAAGCTCCTTGAAACCTTTATTCAAAGTTTGCATGAAAGGATAGCAACCCTTGAACTTTTCAAAGTTCTTTTCAGTATAAGAAGTTGCGCGACCATAAGGGATACGAGGATAACGATCGTACCAACCAGCAACGCCAGACATAACAGACTTCGCATAGTTAGTTGTTGATGCCCACTTTTCAGCAACCATCTTCGCTTCATCACGAACTGTTTCTTGTGGCTTGTTTGCGAGACCATCAACCCACTTATCGAACCAACCATGATACTCAGGATAAACCTTTTCAACTTCTGAACGAAGCCAAACTGTTCCGCGAGTTTCGTCGCTATCCTTAGGATTGCCGTTCTTATACTTCTCACGAATGCTTTCGATTGAAACGTCATCAATCAAACGTGCGCCATCATCCATAAGGAAGTCAAGCACTTCATGCTGATAAGCAGTTACCCAATCACGACCACCACGACCTTCAACAGCTAGCATATCCCCACGAGGACCAGCGGCGATACCACGGTTTTGAGATTCAGTTGCTGCTTCGCGCAGAGCTTCATAAGCTGAATTTTGTTCTTCTTTACTAAAGTAATTTTTACGGAACTTAAAAGCAATACGAAGTTCTTCGTTATCAGAATAGTCTAAGCTTGATGCAGCTAGAAAACAATCAGTATCTTCTTCAACCAGAATATCATAATGCGACTCGTCAGGAAACTGACCGAGCATATCTTCTCTGTTAAACTTTTCTTTAGCTACAATTACCTTAACCATTTCACTTCTCCTGTACTAGAATCGTCTTATTATATATACGACAATTATAGCTCGATTCATACATAATGTAAATATATTATTCTTGTGACTTTTTTAATACGCCTTCGATATCAGGCGGTGTCCAGCTAGCTGGTTTTTGAATTTTACCATCTTCACGAAGAAGAACTTTACCGTCAACTAGCTTGGCCATGTTGCTGCGATGAACTTCTTCGAATACTTTATCAAGAGGAATACCATATGACACAGCAGTACCACATGCAATGTAGATAATATCAGCCAAGGCATCTGCGATTTCAATAAGATCATTTTCGTTTTCCGCAATAGTATATTCATACATTTCTTCAGAAAGAAGTCTCATCCTTAGTGTTCGTTCGGCAGTATCAGGAATCTCTGGCTTTTCGCCGATGCGCTGACCGAAAGCCTTATGAAATTCTTTTACGTCTGTAAACATTGTCATTGTGTAATCCATTCTGGTGGTTGGCGTTTTTTCCAATTATGCATCCTAGCTTTACCAATCTTATAATAATTTCGGTAATTAGTCAAGGGGTCGTCTGAAATAATATATTCCTCTGCCATGCAAGAAGGCATGGGAGTCCAATCATACTCTTGAAGATTCTTAGGAGGAGACTGCAGCATATAAGAAAGCTCGCCATTACACTTATGAACTTTTTCGTATCTGTGGATATACTCGTTCATAAGTGCAAAAAAATGTTCTACGAGCCAATTATAGTTTTCAACAGAAGTTCGACACCAAACAGCCGAAGGATGATTGACATGAGTTGCCGAATACATTACTGAATCGCGAGCATCGGGAAGGATATATGCTTTTGTTTTACGAGTTTTGCCCGTTTCAAAATTTACTTTAACAGCATCAACAAGCTCGCCATCTAGAACACGGTGAGCGGTCGAGAGCAACTGTGCGCTCTCGAGAATCATTTTTACAACATGTTTATCGACCATCCATTCAGCAGCTTGAACAGGGTCATGACTGATGTAGAAGATATTCATAGGAACCTAGATCTACCTTTGTTTTGTTAACAGTTTTGACGCCTTTGCGCCATTTTTCCAAAGCACGATCTCGATGAACACGATTAGCTTTGTTATAAAAAACAATACCGTTTAGATGATCTACTTGTTGTTGAAAGACACGAGCAGTCATACCAGTGAACTGTTTAGTAACAGTTTCGCCGTTCGGGTTTGTAAAACGAACACGAACATGTTGAGGTCTTTTTATTTTAACCGCTAACCCTATAAAAGTCAAGGAGGTTTCTTCAAGAGTAACTTCTTGTTCTGATGGTTGAATTACCTTGGGATTAAAGCATACGAAGTTTTCAGGAGACCCGCGCATAGCAAATACCCGATAAGGAAGTCCCAGTTGATTGGCAGCAAGGCCAATCCCGTTCCTATCATACATGAATTTAACCATTTCTTTGGCGAGTTCAATAGGGTCGCAAGGAGGATTGAGAAAGTCAAAATTTGGACATACGCTACTAAGAATTGGATCATTTGGTTTCACTAGTTCCATTTTCTTTTTCCTTTATACTAAAAGTTCCATTTTCATTATCGACCCAAAACAATTCTGTTCCCTCAGCCCACCCCATCTGAGAAAGAAGGTCAGGAGGAAAAGGAAGGAGAAGTTCTCCAGTTTCTAGATCTTGTTCTAATTGCACTGCCCAAGTATTTGCTACCAATGTCTTATAACTCCCGCTACGATAAAGAAGTTAGTTATGATATAGCATAGGACAATCGCTGTTCTAATCAAAGCAACTCTGTCTGCTTCTTCATTAGTTTTACCATTTTTTTCACCGAGTGCTTTTGCCCAAAGACGCCACATTAAACAACTCTACTGAAATTTTTATGTTTCTCGAACTTGATTACTTTGTTAAACTTATCATAAAGCTGATCTGTCTTATGACTTATTATAAACGTATTTGTATCTAAAGTCAAATTATTTAAAATCTTAAGGAACTCTTCTGTTCCATTAGCATCTAGAGAAGAGTCAAAGACTTCGTCCATAATGAGTAGATTAGTACTAATTGAATTACGGAGTTTAGCAATAGCACGCCAAGTAAAAAGGATCGCAAGGTTAATACGCATCTTTTCCCCTTCCGAGAAGGAAGCGTAAGAAAACTCATCGCGGAATCTAGACTTAATTGTTTCGTTGAATTCCTCATCAAGCTCGAACTGGACAAAGAAATCCATAGCACTAAGATACTTATTAATGAGCTTATTGATAACAGGAACATACTGTTTAATAATCCTTGATTTGATACCGCCGTCTTTCAAAAGAGAAGAAGCTGCAGTAAGAACAACTCTATCTTCGTTCAATTCATTATATTTTGTTTTGAGCTCATCTAGCTCTTTTTCAATATCACCAATCTTAGTATCATCTTCAACAAAAGACTTTTTGCTTATGTTTGTTATTTCACTTTCAAGCGAATCGCGATATTCAATCAAAGAAGTAATCTTAGTTTTTACTCTATGAATTTCCATACGCTGATCGTTAATAGAAGTTTGAATATCTAAAATTTCACTCAAACGAGAGTTAGCTTCTTCGTACTGCTTAATGAGTTCAGAAAGACCGTTTTCAATTTCATCAATTTCACCTTTTTTATTTGAAAGAGTTGTTTCTTTGAAATCTTCATTAATTTCTTGTTTACATGTTGGGCAGTTATCGTGCTTTTTGAAAAACTCAACATCATTTTCAATCAAAGCTTTCTTAGCTTCGATTTGATGCCTCAACTTTTGAAGAGTATTAACACGTTTCGAAGTAGCCTCTTCATCTTCAATAGATTCAACTAAACTCTTACGCTTATTTTCAAACTTCCAAAACTCTTCATTCAAATCGCTGATTTGTTTATTAGTGTCTTCAATACGGGACTTCTTATCAATAACGAGCTGGTCGTTATTGTTTTGCATCTCTTGAAGATGCTCTTTAATTAACTTGATTTTTTCTTCGGCAATTTTTCGGTTGTTTGTTGACTGAACGATATGCTCGTTGTTAATCATAATCTTTTCTTTTAACAACGTATTCATAGTCGTAAAAATTTGAAGGTCCAAAAGGTCTTCAATAATTTCTCTTCTATTTGAAGTACTAAGTTGCATAAAAGGCATGAACGTGGCAGAGCCAAGAACAACTACTTGAGAAAACGATTTATGATTTACTTTAATAATTTGCTTTTCAAGAACTTCTTGATAGTCTTTCATTTCAGCAGATTGATTTAACAAGTCACCGTTTTGATAAACTTCAAAAACAGTTGGCTTCACACCACGAACGATTTTATAATTATTAGGTCCGATAGAAAATTCAACTTCTACAACAAGGTTCTTTTGAGTTATTGAGTTAAGGAGTTGTGGCTTATTGATCTTTCTAAACGCCTTACCGAAAAGAGCGAATGAAAGAGCATCAAGCATAGTTGATTTACCCGCACCGTTACCGCCAACGATGAGAGTGGTGTTATGCTCGTTTAGAACTATTTCTGTGAAAATATTACCTGTGGAAAGAAAGTTTTTCCAGCGTAGCTTTTTAAATAAAATCAAAGTTATTCACCTGTCAATTCTATGATGTCGATTCTTTTAACCCCAATTAATTCTACATCAGCATATGTTTCAATCCAAAGTTTAGCACCACAGGGTCTTGGTTTCTCTGGTCTGTAAATCATATGCGATGGACCATTAATTTGAACTTCCATACAATACTTAACCTTACCATCTTTTTCAACACGACACACTGGTTCATCTTTACCATGTTTTGCGTTTTGCTGAATGATGTTACGATTGATATGTATGATAGTTGGTTTAGTCAACGGTCAAAGCCTCGTTATAAATCTCAACGATTTTCTTTTCAAGTTTAACCTTATTAACGGTCTTTTCATCAAACCCATTAATATACTTTTTGAAAATATCAATGGTCGATTCCGCTTCATTAACGATATCAGAATCTTCTTCAAGATTAAGATTCAAATGATCTTCTACGATTTGAATATCAACTGGGTTTTCTGATTCGATATTTTCAATAAATTTATCGAACCAAAATACGTTACTCTTTTCCTGAACGATAACTTTCAATAGCGTTCCCTTAAACTGAGAGTAATCTATTTCCATATTCAAGAAGTCATCGCTAGAATCGTTATACCAAACTTTCTTGAACATCTTATA